TATTATGACGGTTTGACTGTCAATACATTTAAAGGGATGTGTGGAGCTGTACTGATATCCAAGTTGAAACCTATTATTTTAGGCATTCATCTTGGTGGTAGAGCTGGTACTCCTAAAGGATGTGCGGGTATCCTTTTCGCCTCACATGTTAATCATGCTATTAAGCAATTGGAAGAACTTGAGGGGGTTGTTGTGTCTGGTAGTGCTGAGAAATTTGAAGCCCAAGTGCTTGGAGTTAATCTCATTACTGGCACCACTTTACACCCTAAAAGTCCTTTAAATTATATGCCTGAAGATTCACAAGTTAAATTTCACGGTACGTGTCCTGGTATGTCTGTTTTTCGTTCAGATGTTAAAGTTACACCTATTAGTGAGCATGTTATGGATGTGTGTAATAGTCCAAACATTTATCGTCCTCCCGTGGAAGATCCACAATGGGAGGGTTGGCAAACGTGTTTGGCTAATTTAGCTGTGCCGGCACACCCTTTTAATCCTGATTTGCTTATTTTAGCAATTAAAGATTATAAAGAGGATATGTTGCCAATATTCCGTAGTAATTTGTGGACGCATGCAAGACCATTAACTGATCATGAGAATCTGAATGGTATTCCTGGTATGAAATTTGTTGATTCTATTAATTTGAATACATCTATAGGCTTCCCTTTGGGAGGCAACAAACGACGTTTTGTTACAGAATTGCCTCCAACTGAGGATAAACCTAACAATCGTGTGTTTGATGATGTCATAATGAATGAAATTCGACGCTGTGAAGATTGTTATAGACGTGGTGAAAGAGCTTATGTAGTTGCTAGAGCGTGTAAGAAAGATGAAGTATTATCCAAAAGGAAATGTAGAATTTTCTATGGAAACGGGATAGCTTTAACCTTCCTCGTTAGAAAATACTTTTTACCTATCTTGCGCGTTATGCAATTTAATCCTAAAGTTTCCGAGTGTGCTGTTGGTGTGAACAGCCACGGACCGGAATGGCAGGAATTGCACGAACATATTGTCACGTTTGGTGAAGATCGATTGATTGGGGGTGATTATGGAAAATATGACCAGAAATTACCCTCTCAATTGCTGTTCGCTGCTCTTCGTATTATGATGGATTTTGCACGTGAGTGTGATTATAGTGAAGAGGATTTAACTGTCATGAAAGCGATGACAGGCGATATTGTTTACGCATTGATCGCCTATAATGGAGATTTGATTAGTTTGACTGAGGGTACCCACATTAGTGGTAATTCCTTAACAGTCATTCTTAATGGCATTTGCGGAAGTTTGAATCTCCGTTGTTACTTTTATGAGAATAATCCAGCACCCTCTTTTGAAGAAAGAAAGAAGTTTCGTAAATTTGTTAAACTTATGACTTATGGGGACGATAACATCGGATCTGTTAGTAAAGAGATTACAAATTTTACAATTAAAGGAGCTTCTGAATTTTTGGCGAGGTACGGTCAAACGTACACTATGCCAGATAAAGAGAGTGAATTATTGGACTTCTTACCACCTGAGGAGTTCGAGTTCCTAAAGAGAAAGAGTGTTTGGCACCCTGAATTGGGTGTCCATGTTGGAGCATTGGTTGAAAAATCGTGCTTCAAGATGTTACATTGTTATCTTCGTGGGAAAAATGCCCCTGTCTCTGAGGAACATGCGAGTGCTATTAATATAGATACAGCACTTCGTGAATGGTTCAACCATGGTCAGGATATCTTTGAACACAGACGTGAGCAAATGAAAGAGGTTGCTTCACGTGCGGGAATTACCCACTTGTGCGCGGAATTAGACACTGATTACGCAACACATGTGGCTAGGTGGAAAGCTAAATATCGTGATGGAGATGAGAAGGTGCTCTCAGATTCACCATATGAGATATTTAGCGATTTATAGGTTTCGGAATTTCCTTAATAAAACCGCCCCGTTTACCCGATGGGGTTTCTGTATATAGTTGAACAGGGTTGTGTGTATATGGATA